TCAACGCCCAAGGAAAAGGTGAGCATGCGCAGGTGTCCTTTCAGACCTAAGCGGAAGTACCGCGAACGACGGTGCCCGACACCGGCCAGGTGACAGACAGGGTGGCGAGATCGCCAACCGAGGATGCAAACGGCTGGTACTGGTTCACCAAGCACACAGCGGTGTAGCTCGGGTTGGTTGCCGAAACGCTGCTGCTGGTTGGCCTGATGACCACCGTGGCGAGCGTATTGAGCAGCGGGAACAGGGTTGCGTCCACACTTCCTGCGCCGAAGTCCTGGTGGAATTCCAGCGTGACAGATGCCTGCTTCAAGCCACCAACGCGCGTGCGCCATTCGCCACCAAAAGCAGTGGTTTCGACATCATCGCTTTCAACAGTGAGTTCAGCGCTTGCAAGGCTGGTGGAAAAATCCGTCCCACCTACGGTGATGCTGTAATCAGTGGCCACAAACTTTGCCATGAGGGTATGCCCTTTCCTTATTGAGCGAACACCTGCACGACGAACTCCGCCGCGAGGTAAGTCACATCACCCACAGGTAGTGACGTGTAATTCCGCATCTCTGTGACGCGGAGGTCTGATATAGCGCCATTGAGGTCACGGTCTGACTCAATGGCGGTCTTGATGCTGGTAGCACCACTTGATGCGCAATAAGCGTCTAGTCGAGATTGCGCGCTGCGCTCATCCACGCGGCCCACAATCACCAGCACAGAGAATTCGTAGGTGTCTAGCCCACGCTTAAACGCGGTGTCATAGTTGATCGTCTCAGGCTTGATGACGGCAATCGGTGGGTTAATCTGATCAGGCACCCACGCGCTAGTGCGCAGACCTGAGATGGTCGCCAGGTTGGTGGCAAGCCCTGAACGAATCGTGGCAACGTCAGCCATTACGCCACACCGCTGTAACGCATATACGGTGCAACCAATTGCGCCACGTCGGGATCTAGTTGGCGGCTGACCCTGATTGCACCCATGTCACCGAAACCGGCAACACCAAGCGGTGAATCAAGGCGCTTGAAGATGCGTGATGCCTGGATGACGGCTGCTTGGGTGATAACGCTGGGAACGCTCGGCCAGCCCCACGTGGTCGTGATCTTGACGCCAATCTCAGCGAAGTCAAATGGCCACAGGTAATCACCGACAGCGCGTATGCGCGTGTAAGGCCAGGTCAGCCCATCCATATATTGGTTGAGCGGCTCAAGCTGGTAGTCATCGGTGCCCCAAGTGACTTCCCATTGTGGCGGGTCATAGTCACTCGTCTGGATGGTTACCGCTGTGCCGGCAATGTCATCAACGCGCAGAACGTAGGCATCCTCAGCGGCGAAATAGCGAGTCGCTGACACGCTGCCAAATGAGCGCGCGCAGTAGCCGTCAATCAACTCAGACGCGGCTGAACCTGCCATGGAAATCAGCGAGTCATCTACCGAATCAGTGATGCGCAGCGCAGCCTTGATCTGCGCGGTGCTGGCGTAAAGCGTCATAAACACTCCTAATTGATGCGCGTTGAAGGTGAGTGATATTGATGACCCTCAAGACCAAAATTGACAAACGGATTCAAGCTCATAACCGTGACGCCTTCAGCGCGTAACTGGTTCGCCACCTTGGGTAGCATGTCATCCCACACGGACATTGGATTGTCGCCTGGCGAGTAGCCGTCAAAGTTGCTTGCTGAGTCGAGCAGGCCGCAATCAGTTCCGGCAAGAATGATGTGACGCGCTCCAAGATATTGCGCGAAGTGCATAGCCATGTGAAGTGACGTGGGGCCGACCACCAAGGTGTCCGGCTGCTTAGGCCACATCTCAGCGCAATCAAACTGTGAATACCTTTGCGTGCCAGTATTGATATAGAAAATGTTTGGCGCGACTGGTGGCACTGGTATTGCGGCAGAACCGCCTTGATCTACTGTCGGCGCGATGATTGGCAGATCAGGTCTTTGCTCCGAGATTGCGGCAGCATCACGATGGTAATGCGTGACTGTGTAAAACTCCTGAAGCCGTAAGCGCACGCCAACGTAATTGACTGCCACAACTATTCGATCAGACCAAAACCAGCGTGGCACATGATCCAAGGATTTGCCTGAACCAAGCACCCAGATAGTTGATCCTTTGTGCAGGTCTTTATAATCCGTTGCTGAGGTCAGAAGGCTTAGTCCCATGAGTTCCGCCTACGGATTGCGAGTGACCAGCGCCCTTCCCCTGTGGGATTGGTCTGCTGCTTCATCTTGTAATACTCGGAATTGGACTGGAAAGTTTGCTGATTCTTGTCGCGGTAACCATGGCTGAGCGTGCTTGAGTTGTCGTGATGCACAGGCACATCGCTGAGCACGACTGGAACGCCAGCCGCACGACAGCGAGCCTGATAGTCATTGTCCTCAAAATATGCAGGGTGCAAAGACTCATCAAACAGGCCCACGTTCTGCACGACTTCCTCGCCGATGGCAAAGGCGCACCACGGTGGAGATCCAGCCGATAACGTGAGGAGCGAGCGCGAAGCATAAGTGTGAAATAGTTCAAGTGAACCAGCAGGCCAGACCACATCAAAGTTAGCGATCAGCCAATAATCAGCAAACGGTGCACACTTGATGCCCAAGTTCCATGACCCAGCCACCCCCATGTTGGCGGGCATTGGCAGCAGGCTGAACTGACGCACCCATTGTTGCCAGGAAACTTGCTTAGGATCTATGCAGCGCCCATTGTCAATGACGATCAGATGTGCAATTGGATAATCAATGCTTGCCACCATGCGGTAAAGCAATTCCGGTGCGGTGAGCACAGGCACAACCATTGCTGGAATCACAGCACGTCCAAGATTGGCCGCCAATACTTGGCAAACACTTTGTCAGCGTCATAGTCAGCCGCAAAGTCAATGGCCTTAGTGCTCGTGCCTTGACCACGCGCGTAGGCTGCTTCAAGTGCCTCAATGATGCTGCCAATGTTGGGGGTCAGCCACCACGACTTCTGCGATTGATCCCACACAGGTTGGCCCTGCACTAACCACCCGTCACCGAGCAGCTCAGGCTGGGCCGTGAAGTCTGAAAGTATCGCCGGCACACCACATGCCTGGGCCTCAATCGCGGGGATTCCGAAACCTTCACCCATTGAGGTCTGCAAGAAAACATCCATAGACGAATAGATCGCGGCAAGCACCTCGTTCGGTATGCCGAGCCGATGCGCGTATTGATCCACGAAAACAATGCGGTCATCCTCGATGCCACACGCCTTGGCAAGTGCTCGCAAGTCAATGCCACCCATTGCGCCCTTGGCCTCGGTGTGGACATAGAGCACAGCATCGGTGCGCTTCTTGGCCCACATTCCAAATGCGAGGAACATCTCAGGAAATGCCTTGCGGTTGTAACCGTGCTGGCCGCCCTTATTGGCTGAATTGACGCCAACCACGAAAGCATCCTGCGGGACTTCCATGAATTCACGCGCAAGCATTTTGCGACTGTCAGCCATCGTGATTGTCTTGGATGGCTTGAAAACTTTGGTGTCAATGGCGTGCGGTGCGTACAGGCACTCAATGTCAGCATCAGTGAGCATCTGTTCACCAAAGCGTGACATGGCAATTGGGGTGACGTTAGGGCGCTTACACCAAGCGAGCACGTCAGGTGGGGCAGGTTGGTGGTCAATAGGCACCCATGAGGCAATGCTGTCCACCATGTCCCACTGCTGACCCTTGAAAACCCACACGTCAAACAGGGTGATCAGCAGCGGGTCAAGCCCAGGATTCTCATGCTGCCATGCAGCCATGTGCGCCGGCACCACATCGTTGCTGTAAATGTCAAAGCCGCGAGGGAAGTGCTTCATGCCTTCCCACGTTTGCACGGTGCCTTCTAGCCCGTAATTGCTGGCAATGGCGACCGCGTGCCCATCCTTTTGCAACCGCTTGGTCACTTGGGCTGTCTGCATTCCATAGCCAGTGGTGGCCCAGGCTGAGTTGCTGCTCCAGAGGATTGCTTTGCCGGCTTTGTCTCGGCGTGCTGGGTTGCCGCTTCGTTTGCTCACGCAGGTGTCTTTCTTATCGCAGGGTTAGTGAAACCTGAGAAGGGGCCACGTCCTGCGCGCCGTGACCCCTTCCCAGGGGTTAAATACAAAAACCGCCCAAGACGTGGGCGGTTATTTGCAAGATTCTGTCACTTTAGGTATTCAATGGCTCGCCATAGAATTTGAAGTGAGTCGTTAGCCATTCCAAGCATGGCATTGCATTTTCCGCATAAAAGACCACGCACACATTTGCCACAAGTAAATTCAGAATCGCAACATCCGTGATCGTGGTCAATATGAATATCTGTGCGTGACGTAAAACGCTTTTCACATATTGCACACTTATTGTCGCATTGATCTATCAATTTTTGCAGATCATTAAATGACAATCTATATCTAGACCGCAAAAAAGATTCTTGAGTAGATCGCTGTTTAATAATCTTTCGACACTCATCAGAGCAATATTTTCCGCTGCCACTAGCTCGAACAAACAAATTGCCACATTCAGCGCACGGTGTCGGCTCTCGCATTGCCCGTCGTTGCTGTTTTCTCCAGGTTGATATTGCAAGATCCCTGCAATTTGGAGAACAAAATTTTTGATTGGATGCACGGGCCAAAAATGTATTTTTACAATGTGCACAAGTGCGTTCTACTAACAAATGCGTGTATGGCGCCGCCCTACGCATTGCTTGAATTGTTTCTGATTTTTTTTGTCTCGCTTGCCAGCAAGTTGAACACAACTCAACTCGTCGGCCAGATGGGTAAATGGCGAGATTGTCATTTATCGCGCCACATCTGCGACACGCTTTGTCATGTTTTCGCTTTGTCACCTATTAAGTGTACAAGCGAAACCTATGTAGGGGGCCAGACACGCCGACCCCCTACAAGGTTATTTAGGAGGCTGCACCAACAAAGTACTTAACATGAGAACTTTGCGGGAGTCCACCATCAACCCTAAAGGTTGCGCGGAACGTCACCAGATCATCGGAGAACGCGAAGTCATCCGAACGATCCAAGCGGATTCCACCAACCTGGCGCACCATGTAGGAAGGCAGGTGGCCAGCAATCAGCGACTTGGCGCTACTTGCCGGATCAGCCATCG